CGCTAAAGAAGCTTTAGAAGAGACTTTAACTCCTCATCTAAAAGACATGTTAGCTGCTAAACTACAAGAAATGGAAGACAAGTCCGAAGAAGTAGAAGAAGTAGTAAACGAAGTCGAAGAAGAAGAAGTAGAAGAAGGAACTCACTCTAAAGAAGAAGAAGCAATAGAGGAAGAACTTACAGCAGTTGAAGAAGCTGAAGACGAAGAAGCCGAGGATGACTCAGAAGAATCTGAGGACGAAGCAGAACATTCTGAAGAAGAGCATACTGATGAAACATCTGGAGATGAAGAACTCGGTGATTTAACAGTAGACCAATTCAAAGATATGATCAGAGACATTATTGCTCAAGAGGTAGGTGGAGACGCTCCTGCTGACGATATGGACGCTGGTGATATTGAAGGAATGGGAGATGAAGCACCAATTGAAGAACCTGAATTAGACGGTGAAACAGAAATGGGTGCTGAAGAAGAAGAGATCGACTTAGACGAACTTATTCGTGAATTAGAATCAGTAGAAGAAATGTCTCACGATAAAGACAAAAAAGACGAGACTGTAGAAGAAGATACTTCTGTTCAAGTTAATGCTGAATCAGACGGGAGTGACTATAACATTAATCGTGTAGCTAAACTTAAGGAAGAACTTAAACAAGCTACAGATACAATCGAGTTACTCAAAAAAGATTTGAACGAAGTTAACATTCTTAATTCTAAATTACTCTATGTTAATAAGATCTTTAAATCTACCAACTTATCAGAAAGTCAAAAAGTTAACGTAATTGCTGCTTTTGATAAAGCTGAAACGGTTAAAGAAGTAAAATTAGTTTTCGAAACGGTTTCTGACAATGTAGGAACTAAAAAAGAAACTACTATAAAAGAACACAAAGGATCTGCAAGTAAAGCAACAGGTACAACAGCTAAAAAACCTGAAATTATTGCAGAAGTATCCGATGCTGTTCGTAGAATGCAAAAATTAGCTGGTATTATTAAATAAATAAAAAAAACAAACCATGGAATTAAATTCACTATTAGAAAGTGCTAATGGATACAAAAGCTTACAAGCTGACTCCAATAGACTTGCTACAAAATGGGCAGCTTCTGGTCTTTTAGAAGGACTAGATGAAAAAGGAACTGCCAACATGGCTATGATTTTGGAAAACCAAGCAAAGCAAATCGTTGCTGAAGCTAACAACACAGGTGCCTCTGGTACATCAACTGGCTTTACTGCCGGTGCTGGTGAGCAGTGGGCTGGAGTTGCTCTTCCATTAGTGAGAAAAGTATTTTCTCAAATCGTAGCTCAAGACTTCGTATCTGTACAACCAATGAACTTGCCTTCTGGGCTAGTATTTTACTTAGACTTTAAGTACGGTACTGCAACAGGTGGACGTGCTGACGGAGATAACATGTACGGTAACGTAACCGACGGAGCAACTAAAATGGCAGCCGATACTGACGCTTCTGGCGGACTTTATGGAGCTGGTAAATTTGGATATTCTGTTAATGAAAAATCATTATCAGTATCTGCTCAAGCTACTGGATCAGCTGGATCTGGATCTATCGCTTATGATGAATCTAAATTACCTAGTGATTTCGATACATATACTGTTGATATGTCTTCTGTACAATTTGACAAAGAAGCTGTAAGATCTTTCAGATTAGTATCAGGTTCTGTAGACGTAACTAACTACCCAGAATTAACTACAGTTAGTGGGGATGATGTAACTTTCGTATTGAAAAATAGCGACCTTACTCTACCTACTAACGGACAATTAGCTGCTACAGTTAAATATAGCCTACAGCCTGCTGATAACACAAGAGGTGATTTCGAAGCTGATTCTGCTGCTGCAGTTGATGGTTCTATTACTATCCCTGAAATTGACGTTCAATTACAATCTGAGGCAGTTGTTGCTAAGACTCGTAAATTGAAAGCTCAATGGACACCAGAATTTGCTCAAGACCTTAACGCATATCACTCAATCGATGCTGAAGCTGAATTGACTTCACTATTAAGTGAGTACATTTCAATGGAAATCGATCTAGAGATTCTTGATATGTTGATTTTAGGAGCTAGAACAACTGAAAAGTGGTCAGCTGAGAACAACAAAGTATGGGACGGAAATGCATTTACTACTAGCACTTCTGATTTCTACAATACTCAAG